GCTCTAATAAGTCTATTCTTGGTTCTTTTACGTTCTTTTTGTTGTGATAGTCTGAAAAGTATCTTAAATCGTTTGTTTCAAGGTACTGCAAGTAATTCCATAAAAGCATATCTTTAGCTTGTTGGTAATATTCTGGCTTCTTTTTCACTAAATCTTTGATAAAATCCATGCGTCTAATTTTGGTTTTAGTATTTTTATTTGTAAATAATTCGTGTTATCTTGTGTTAATCCAAATATATCCTGTCCGTATTTTTCTTCTAACATTGGCGTTTTACTGTCGGTAGAATAAATCTGTAAAGTATAGGTGTTTCTGTCATATTTATACGTAAAACCTTCGTAAAAATTACCGCTATAAAAAAGCGTTGTTCTATCGGTTGGCTGTCCGATTAATTGCTTAATCTGAATAGTGAAATAAGCGTACTCTTTTAGCTTCATTCCTTTACTATCAATACCTTTTTCGTTTAATTGCGTTTCTCTATTCAAATCTAATATTTCTGATTTATTTTCAATAAATATACGCTCTACTGCATTTGGCAGAGTGGTTATGGCTAATTTTAACCTATTCATATACTCGTCTTGTGATATTGTTCCCATACTATTAAATAAAAAAATCTCCTACGGAATACCCGTAAGAGATTTTAACTTAATTAACTCAATTATACTTGTTACAAATATAGTAAAAAATTAGATTACTACAACCGATTTAATAAAAGCACGATAAGGAATATCGTTTAAGAACTCAATAGGTAACTCGATTGTCACTACATCGCCAGTATTAAAAGCTGCCGGAGAAGTAATTGTGTATCTGTAACCTCCGGTAACAGCCGTAACCGCTCCTGTCGCTACTACTCCATCAACTTTTACAATCCAACCAGTCATAGCTTCTAATCCTTCTTGATTGAATGAGTGTCTATCAGTGTTTCTTAATACAGAAAAATCCATTGTAGTACCAGCATTTGCTGGAGCTGTTACAATTAAATCTAAGTCAGTAATTCCGTAGATATCTTCTACATCAAAGTCGTAATCTTCACTTCTTAAACCTTGTAAATCATTGTCGAATTGCGCTCTATTCAATTGAAATTGGATATTGAATCCGGCTGGCTGGTCGCCACGCATTTTGTAATCCATAACTTGGAAAAACTCAGAATTTAAACCTCTTGCAAGTCCGTCTTTACCTTTAGCCATGAAAATAGTATTATTCTCGTCGATTAATAAGAAACTATGCATTCCTGCTTTTTCTAAAGATAAAATTGCTTGGTATCCTTGAATACCATTTTCTAAAGTAGCGTCAATTTGCTTAGGCATTTTATCCATTAAGGATTTTTTACCACCTGCATAAGTATTAATACTGTTTTCTTCTGTACTGTCAGAAGACGTTTTAAAAGTAGAAACTTTAATTAACTTACCTTCTTCTTGAAGAGCCTGTAAGTTCGCTAATGTAAATTCAAAATTTGCATCAAATTTAAAGTTGTAAGGCATACGCCAAATTTCTTTCAATCTGTCAATATCTAATTTACAAAAGTCGGTAGAAGTTCCTAATATTTGTGATGTTGAGCATCGCCCTACATTCAATAAATCTACTAAATTTGCCATTTTTTAATTATTTTTTTAGCTGTTAAAAATTCTATTGTTTTTTCGTTGTCAAGGTAAATTTTATCTCCTATTTGGTAATTTTTCTTTGCTGTTAAATATGGCAAAGTAAAAATATAATTAGGCTTTTTTACCTCCTTTTTTGGTTTAATTTTTTGTTCTTCTGACATTTTTTTTATTTTAAAAATTACTATTAGAAAATCCTGTTGTTGGTAAATTAATTACTTCTGTAACAATTCCATCTATTATCTTTACTATTTTTGGCGAAACAGCCTTAATTACTACTGGCGAAATAGATGTTCTCGTTGGTGCTAATCTTGCCGTAATATTCTTTAATTCTCCTTCCTGTATAACTCCATAAGTTATATATTCATTTGCAGGATCAGCTAACCAATAACCGTTCAAAGTACTTGGTAATATGTTCAAATCATAAGAAGATACATATATTTTATCGCCCAAAGAAAAATTTTGATTACACTTTGCAATTCCACTTTGACCTATTCCAGAAGTATAATTTTCATTATCTAACCACATATTTGTAATTTCAGAAGCGCTTAATGCTCTTATGTTTATTGGAACGTTGTTTAAATTAAACTTGTCTAATAATTGATAATAATATCTTCCTTCTGAAGAACATGGTATATTTTCTACTGGCTCAGGTTCTTCGTACGCAAATCCTGTCATTGGTAATTGTATTATTTCAGTAACTAATCCACCTTCTATTTTAATTATTACTGGCTCTACTGTGTCAGCCCAAAAATTTAAAGGCAAAGGAGGATTCGTTATTGGGTTAGTCGCACCATAAGGGCATGATCTATTTGGGTTAAACCTATGTTCTATTTCAACACCGTTTAACGTAGCGTTGCCACTATATCCAGTTTGATTAGCTAAATAATATCCGTTCCAAATTGAATTGTTCGGCATTGTTTCTGAATTATTTGAAAATCTAACTGTGCTTCCTATTTCAAATCTATCGGTACAAATAAAAATATTTAAACCTCCTATTCCACAAGCATAATCGTTATTATTTAACCACATTTCAGTTATTTCTAAAGATGTAAAATCTTTAAATTTTGTCTGTAAACTAGGTGTAAAAGGATTATTAAAAGTATGTTGGATTTGAATATACTTATTCCCATTCTCACAAACAAATACAGGAGGCTCTATTGGCGGTTCAATATTTCTTACCTTTGCCCCACAATTCTTTTTTACCAATAACTCAATTTCTATAATTTTAGCATCAACATATAATTTAGTAGCTGATTTTGTTTGACCTTGTTCACTTCTATAAACATCTAAACCGTATTGCGTTTCGTCGTATTCGTTTGAGCTTTCAGAAACTAAACTAATAAGCTTGTGTTTCTTTATTCTCTTATAAAATTCAACTGCTAAAGGTTCTAAAACGTTTTCGTAGTTAATAAGTGAACGCTCATCATTGTAATACTTCGCATCTGTCGACATCATTAACACAAACTTTGCATTAACTCTGAACTTTTCAATAAGTGCTGTATCGCGTGAATAATTAGGCTTAACGTACCAAATCAATGGGAAATTTTGCATATTGCTACGATTTTCAATAAACCTTGCTAATTCGTTTTCATTACCGAAACCAAACTGAACATCTTGCGTAACTTCTTCAAACTCTTTATAAAGATTATAATTCTTAAAAGTTAGTTGAGTTCCATTAAATGCGTCTTTTAAAATTCCTGAAATTAACATAAATCAAATGAGTTTATAATTTCGTAGCCTAAACAAATATTTACATTTGGATAGTTTTCTTCAAAATCAATTAAAAAGTCTGTTAACGTTCTGTAACCATTATCGGATAAACCTCCGTAATAATCAGTAAATCTAACACCATTAATAAATGATATTTTAGGCTGTAAATCTACACTTTGATTAAATTGGTTAGCTATTTCGTTCCAAACTTCTACATAATTTTTTCGAGGCACTAACATACGGCTTGACTTAACATCAACCGATATTTGTCCGTTACCTGTTGCTAAATCATGCATCAAACTACAATATACTACGTTTGCTAAAATTGATAATTTTACGCTTCCATTTTGATAAAGCAAACCCTTCCAAATATATGTTTTACCATCTTTTGTATAGGTTTTGCCATTTACCAAATCAAGCCATTTCTGAGGCGCACCTGAAGCAAGTACGCCATCAGTAATATTGGCTTTTAGATCTTCAAAATCAACTCCTAATAACTTTTGTAAAAAATCGATAACATAAATAGAAATATAGTCGTCTAACTTTGTTTCGATTCCGTTATTGCTATCATACAAACCATTGATTTGTAATTTGTTTCTAAAATATGTTTTATCGATTAAGTACATAGGTTATTTATTTTGATTTCTTTTTACTTAAAACTGTTTTTGTAACTGCCTCTGACTGGTCAACAGCTAATACAGCCACTCCTTCTGCAATTAATTGAGATGCTAATTGTGTATCTACAACCATTTCATCATCAGTTAATTTATTTGCAAAATCCTCTGTAAACTTAACTGTTACCATGATTAAGGAGTTGCTAAAGTTACTAAAGCTGCACTAATAGAAGTTACTTTTTTGAATCCTGTTTTATCAGCTTCTCTAATTAAGAACGCTAAACGTTTTCTTGCTTTTAAAGTCATCATATCCTCTGTGAATTGAGTTCCAACTGTACCTTTAGATAAAACAACACCACCCATCTCATAAATTCTTGCGAATCTTGAATCTCCTACATAAAGAGTATTTGCAGCAACATTATTATCTTCGATGATATTTAAAGAACCAATACGAGGGTCGTTGAAATCAAATACATAGTTGTTTGTTGTATCTTTTTTCAATTTTAATTTATTGATGTCTGCAATATTCATCGCTACGAAATCAGGACTATATTTTGCGCCACCTGTTGAAGTGATAGATTCTACAACTTTATTAATTAAGTCGTAAATGTTTGCATCTGCGATTCCTGAAGCCACTGGTGTATAAGCTGGAACTGAAGATATCAATCCTTTAAGATTTTCGCCTGTATTATCTCCGATTACAATTTGAGAATCAATTTTATCTTCTACGTTTGTATCTAAGAACAAACTTAATTCTCCAGCAGCCATTTCTTCGTCTTCAAAAAACTCTTCCGATACAGGTAAAGTATCTCCGATTTTTCTTAATGCTAATGTGTAACCTTTGAATTTAGCAGTTGATTCAGGAAAAGCATCTCCTTCAGCAACAGCCGCAGCCGCTTTAACAGAAGTTTCATCCCAATCTACATATGAAATAGTCCCATTGTGATTTCCTTTTCCTACTGGTATTTTTCTAAAAATATCATACAAAGAGCGTTTTTTTCTTGCTAATTGTCCGATGCCATCTAAAAGTAAATCATGCGGATTTGTAGCAATTGAAGCTCTTAATGTTTCTGCTTTTACTACTAATTCAGCATTAGAACCTTTAGCGATTTCTTTAATAGCTTCTTTGTTATCTTTAATCTCGTCTTTCATTGTTTTAGACTGATTAACTTTAGAAGTGTTGATGTCTTTCAACTCTTTCAATTGCGCTTCGATGCTTTTTAATTGTTCAGCTGTTGCGCCGTTAGTTTCTAACGTTTTTAATTGTGTTTTAATA